CTGTTACTTCTGTCTTGAAGAAACTATCTATTGTTGTCATTGGCGGTAGTAACCAGTTTGTGACAATCAAGTGGGGATATGACTTTAAAGAGAATTATTTCGCACAAAACACTAAAATTCCTGCTCAGGGGGTTGCAGAATTTGGTATTTCGGAGTATAATACTGCTGGAGTAGAGTACTCAGATGGTATCTCTTTGCAGACTCTTACTGCCTACCCAACAGGTGCTGGTAAGGTTATCCAAACAGGTTACGAAGCAGATGTTGATGGTTCTCCTTTAAGCATCCAGAAGATCGAGATTCAAGCTAAGAACGGAAAGATTATTTAATATGAGCGATTACACCAAATCAACTAACTTTGCCAGTAAGGACTCATTGTCCTCTGGTAATCCTCTAAAGATTGTTAAAGGCACGGAGATTGATACCGAGTTCAATAACATCGCTACAGCAGTGGCAACTAAAGCAGACCTTAACGGGCCTACCTTTATCGGTGTCCCTGCTGCTCCTACTGCTTCAGCAGGTACTAGTACTACTCAGTTAGCTACTACTGCTTTCGTGGCAGCAGCAGTTGCTGCTTATGATACAGCTTTAACTGTTAGCACAGCACAGATCGAGAGCGTTGCTGTGACTACTGCAAAGATTGCAGATGATGCAATTACAGCAGCTAAGATTGCTACAGGTGCTGTAGGAACGGATGAGTTGGCTACCGATGCGGTAACTCAAGCTAAGATGGCTAATGGCTCTGTAGGTACTGCTGAGATTATCGACGCTAACATTACCGCTGCAAAGCTTAACGGAGCACAGTCCGGTTCTGCTCCTATCTTTGGTGCTCGTGCTTGGGTTAAGTTTAGCGGAGCAGGTACTCTGTTAGCAGGCGGCAATATCGCCTCTGTCAGCCGCACAAGCGCAGGTGTGTATAACGTGACAATGACCACAGCAATGGCTGACGTTAACTATGCAGCTTTGGCGACACAGGAATCTACGTCTGAGTTGGTGATCTTAGCAGTCCCTGTCAGCACTACAGTGTTTACGATTATCTGCCGTGACCCTGAGAACCCTGCCGTGTTGTATGACTGTGCATGTTCGGCTGTTATCTTCCGATAAATAGAATAAAACATTTTACTTAGATTATTAAAGGAAAATATAATGTTAAGTGCACTCATAGGCGCAGGCGCAAGCCTCTTAGGTGGTGTTCTCGGAGGTAACTCAGCAAAGTCTGCTGCTCAAACTTCCGCTAACGCTCAACTCGAAGCAGCACGTATCGCTGCTGATGCTCAAAGGTTCCGTCCCGTAGGTATCACCTCACGGTTTGGTTCCTCTAACTTCCAAACAGATGCTCAAGGTAATCTGACAAGCGCAGGTTACACCTTAGACCCTCAAGTTGCCGCTGCTCGTGACCAGTTCCTGAATCAATCCTTCGGTCAAGGCATGGACTTGAGCAACCAAGGCTTGCAAGGTGCTCAGAGTCTGTTTAACCTTGGTCAGCAATACCTTGCTCAGTCTCCTCAAGAAGCTGCTCAACAGTACATGACTCAGCAGCAAGCTCTGTTGCAGCCTAGCCGTGATCAAGCAGCCGCAGGCTTAACCCAGAATCTGTTTAACACAGGCCGTGGCGGTGTTGCAGTGTCCCAAGGTGGGACGATGGGTGCTGCTAACCCTGAACAACAAGCTCTGTTGAACGCTCAAGCAATGCAGGACTTGCAGTTAGCTGCTGCTGCACAACAAGCAGGACAGCAACAGACTCAGTTCGGTGCGGGTTTGTTCAACACAGGTGCTCAGGTCGCTAACGCAGGTTATGCTCCATTCCAGACTCAGTTTGGGTTGGCTAATACCTTAGAACAGTCTGGTCAAAGCGCCCTTGACTTAGGCGCTCAGTTGGGTGGTCGTGCTGCTCAAGCAGGTGCTAACGTAGGTAACACATTGCTCACAGGAGCTACTAACGCTGCTGGCACAATGCAGAGAGCTAACGCTTATAACCCATTCGCTACTGCTTTGCAGGGCGCAGCAGGTAATCAGCAGTTGGTGTCTGGGCTGGCTAACTGGATGAATCCTTCTTCAGGTTCTTTCCGTGCTGATCCTAACGCCTTTGCCTTTGGCACACAATCTTGGGAGTGATATATGGCTGAAGTAATGAATAGTTTATTTGGGATCACTCCAGAGTCCCTCATGGCAAAACGTGAGCAGGACTTACAAGCTCAGGCAATGCAGTACGCTCAGGCTGATCCTTTCCAACGTGCCACAGCGAGTATCTACGCAGGAGCTAATAAGCTCGGCGGTGCTTTAGGCGGTATGCTTGGTGGTCAAGACCCTGAGTTGCAAAAGGCCACTGCTTTGCAGAGTATCATGAAGCAGGCTGATACATCTACTCCTGAAGGCTTGGCTACATTGGCTCGTACATTAGGTAGTCAAGGTTTTGGTCAGCAGGCTATGCAGGTTATGGATCAAGCCCGTCAAGCACAACTGCAAGTAGCTAAGACAGGTAAAGCACAAGCTGAACAGAGGACAGCAGAACTGACTGCTTCTCAAGAGGCAAAGCTTCGTGCAGAACTTGCAGCTTTAGGGCCAAACGCTACAGAGGAACAATATCTTCAGACTGTACGTAAGTATGGAGATCCTGATAAGATCATGACAAGCATTCAAGCAACACAGTCTCGTAAAGATGCTAATGATGCTCGAATCCAAGCCGCTAAAGATGCCGCTGATGCACGAATTGAAGCTGCTAAGATTGCTGCCGAGAATCGTTTAGAAGTTGCCCGTCAGCAAGGTGCTACACAGCTTCAGATTGCTCAGTTGGCTGCTCAATCCCGTCAAGAGATTGCTCAGTTAACCTCTGCTTTAAAGCAAGGTACTAAGACCGATGCAAAACTTCCTCCAAGCCTTCAGAAAGAAGAAGGCAAAGACTTAGAAACTATTGATTCCTTATCAGGTCAGTCTGCTGCTCTTGCTCCTGCTTTACAGTCCCTTGCTCCAAATGCTCAAGGTGTACGCACTCTTGAATTAGGCCCTCTTAAGAATCTTCAGTATCAGGCACAACTGGCTGCTGGTAACTCTACTCCTCAAGCACGTGCTTATGAAGCTCTTAAGTCCGCTGTAGATACAGCCACCAACTTGCAAGTAAGTGCTGAGAAAGGTGTACAGACCGACAAAGACGTGTTGCGTTTTGCTAAGGCTTTAATTGCTTCTTATGGTAGCAACGACACAGAAGCAACATATCAAGCTTTAACAAGATACAACAAAGCTATTCTGGATGCACAAGAGAAAGCTAAAGGTCGCTTAGAGTCTCGGCGGAAATCCCAAGGTGTTTCAGCTTACTATGAGGGTTCTACCCAAGGGCCTAAACAGAATGTAATTAAACTGGATTAAACTATGCCTATCTACGAATATAAAGGACAGCAATATGAGCTTGCTGATGGGTTATCTAATGAGCAGGCATTAACTAAGATTAAAACTCATTTAGGAGAGGCTTCAGCTCCTGTCGGAGGAGGGCGTACCACAATGGTTAATGACCCTCGCCGAATGGATATTCAACAGCCTCGCACTCTTGCTCAAGAAGCAGGAAGACAAGCAGCAATGACAGGTAGAACACTGTACGAGGCTTTTACTGCACCTGCGACAGCAGTGTTGGATTTTGGTGCTGGTTTGTACAATCTTGGGGCTAATCTTGTTGGTTCTGATAGCCGTGCTCCTTATGCTTCTCAACAACAAGCAGCAATGCTTTCTAAAGTAGCGCCTACTCCTGAGACAACAGCAGAGAAGTTTGCTCAAGGAGGTGTATCAGCTTTAACAGGGCAGGCTGCTTTGGCTAAGGTTGCTCCTAGTGCTGTGGGAAACTTATCTCGGAGCTTGCCTGCTGCTGCCGCTGGCGGCGCTGTAGCAGAACCCGCTGCTGATTTAACTACAGAGATTACAGGAAATCCTTTATTGGGCCAAGCAGTTGGTTTGGGTTCTTCTTTAGTGGCCGGAGCTGCGGCAGGCAAAGCTGGAGGAATGTTTGAACCTAAGATTAATACCTTATCTATTCCTGAAGTTAAAGCACGAGCCGCTGCTAACTACGCTAAGATGGATGAAGCAGGTGTCACAGTCAAGCCTAAGAGTGCTCTAGATATGGTTGCTACTATCCGTAATGAGTTGGCAGATAAAAACTATATTCCTAAAACAGACACTAAGATTGCTAACGCACTTGAAACATTTCAAGAAATTATCGGTACAGAGAGAGTGCCTTTTGCTAAACTTGAAAAGCTTCGCTCTATTGCTACCAATCTGTCTAACGACAACGATTCCAATACTCGCCGATTAGGTAAAGTTATGGTTAACGGAGTTGATGACTATTTGAATAGTCTGACTGGACGGGACATCATGGCAGGAAAAGAAGGGTTAGATAAAGCAGTGCAATCTGTTATGTCTGCTCGCAAAGACTGGAGAGCTGCGAGTAAAGCTCAAGTAGTTCAAGATGCTTTTGACGTAGCTGAAGCTCGTGCTAATAACCCTAAGAAGTCTGAAGCAGATTTGATTAGAAATCAGTTAGAGAATATTTTAGCTAACAAGAAGAAACGTAATATGTTCTCTGAAGCTGAAATCAATGCAATGAAGTCTACCATCAACGGAGGCCCTGTAGATACCTTCTTGTCTATCCTTGCTCGGTTCGATCCACGTAAGAGTCATTTGTCTGCTGCTGGAGCAGGCGGAGCTGTTATTTATGATCCTGTTATTGGCGGTGCTTTAGCAGTAGGAGGCATGGCCTCAGAAGCTGCTTTAAGTGCTTCTAAACGCCGACAGCTAGAAGCATTAACTCGATCTATTGCTTCAGGTACAGCTAAAGATATTCCAAATTATAAGTATCAAGGATTGCTCGGAGGAGTGATGGGGTTGACACCATGACATTCGCATTAGGACAACGAAGCAAAGAGAGGCTCTCCGGAGTCCACCCTGACCTTGTAAAAGTCATTGAGGAGGCTATCAAAGAGTCTCCTTTGGACTTCTCCATCTCTGAAGGCTTACGCACCAAGGAGCGCCAAAAGGAACTCTTTGATGCAGGTAAGTCTCAGACCATGAACAGTAGGCACATCACAGGTAAAGCTGTGGATATTGCTGTTCTGGTTGACGGCAAGGTTACATGGGACTTTAAGTACTACCAAACAGTTGCAGAACATATCAAGAAGATTGCTAAAGACATGAAGATTGATATTGTCTGGGGAGGTGATTGGCAGTCCTTTAAAGATGGCCCGCACCTAGAGCTACACCGTAGTGTGTACCCTTGAGTGAGGAACTATGCTTGATCCCTTAACAGCCCTAGCAGCGGTAACTACTGCTGTTAATCTGGTGAAGAAGACAATCAAGACTGTGGATGATGTTCGCAGTCTTGGCCCTGTCTTAGGTAAATACTTCGATGCTAAAGCTGATGCTGTAAAGGTATTGGAAGAGGGAAGTAAGACTGGCTTTAAAGGCTCTAACATGGGCAAGGCAGTTGAGTTAGAACTTGCTATCGAGAGTGCTAGACAGTTTGAGGAACAGGTCAAAGGATTATTCTTTCCCAACAACATGGATGTGTGGGAGAAGATCGTCAATAGGCGTAAGCAGATGGACGAGGATGATAAGAATAACCGTAGACGAGCCGCTGATGCTGCTAAACAGGCTGCTAAGAGACGTAAGGAAGATAATGAGCTATGGCTTGCCGTTACCTTGTCTTCTATTACGTTAATCTTGCTGATGTGGGGCGGTATTGAATTATTGATGTACTGTAAGTCTGTACGTTGTAGTTATTGAAAGATAGATGATATGGTTAATTTATTACTTCCTTTTGCTGGTAAACTATTAGATAAATTCTTCCCTGATCCTACTCAAAAGGCAGAAGCTCAGATGAAGCTGGCTGAGTTAGCTCAATCAGGTGAACTGGCTAAGATTGCTAACGAGACTGAAGTGTACAAGATAGAGCAATCTAATGTAACTGAGCGTTGGAAGGATGACATGGGTTCTGACTCATGGCTATCCAAGAACATTAGACCTCTGTCTTTAGTGGCTATCTTTGTAGGTTACTTTCTGTTTGCCTTTATGTCTGCCTTCGGATACAATGCCAATGAAGGTTACGTTAATCTCTTAGGTCAATGGGGTATGCTCATTATGTCTGCTTACTTCGGTGGTAAGACATTGGAGAACATCATTGCTATGAAGTCAAATAAGAAAGAGTGAGATGGAACAGAAGGACATATCTCACAATGAGATCTATGATAGACTGATGGCGGTAGAAGCTAAGGTAGATAAGGTAGCCAAGGACACAGAAGGTATGGTAGCAGCATTCAACGCTGCCTCCGGAGCCTTTACCGTCCTTGAGTGGTTAGCTAAGATAGCTAAACCAGTGCTATGGATTGTTGCTACTGTTGCTGCTTTCGTGACTATCGCACATAATAGTAAACCATAAACAAATAAGGCCTCCAGAGTTCATCGCTCTGGAGGCCTTTTTCGTTTACTCTACCGTATCTTCCTTAACCTTCTTAGGCTTAGGAGGCATCTGAAGAGATGCTAGGTACTTATACCGCTTAACCATTCGCTTACCTGACTCATCTGCATCGAACCAGAACTCCTTACCTTTCTTCAACTCCTCAAGTTCCTTGTCACTCAGGAATCCTTTGTAGGCTTTGTCGAGAAGCTTGTTAATTTGCTTTGTAGCAAACTCTGTTTGTCCTTGGACGTTCGGTACAGTGCCAATAGAACCATAATGGGCAGTGTGTAGCATAAACTCAGCACTATCAGCAATATAACACTCAGGAGCCATGCAAGCCAACATACTAGCAGCGCTGTACGCAGCACCAATAACTGTAACAGATACATCACCACGACATCCTTTCATTGCTTCGATGATCTGCCAGATACTATCTGTACGTCCACCTGAGCTGTTCACCAACAAATTAACTGAGTCATTCTCGCTGCAAGTAGCCAAGCAGTGGATAACATCACGGTAGTTACGAGGATCGGTAATATCATCATCAATGAACACCAAGTGAGTGTGCATCTGCTGAGTAATTGTACGAATCAATCCTCTCTGTTCCTGAGGCATCATCAAGAGTTCTTCCAAGCTTTCATTTGCTTTCATGTTTATTCTCCATCCTCATATTTAACTCGGGCAATAATATAGTTCTTAACCAATGAGCTACGAACAATATCCTCGATGTGGAACTCAACACGGATAAACTCTTTCATCTTTGCAGCAATGTCAAAGAACTTAAGCAGTCCACTCTTGTCATCCTTCTTCTTCAGGTCAGTCTGTCGGTAGTCCCCGCAGAAGATGATCTTGGACTTGTCACCAACACGGGTAATGATGGTATCAAGTTCCTCAAAGGTCATGTTCTGCACTTCATCCACAACGATAATACTATTACTGAAGGTTGTCCCTCGAATGAACGAGGTAGAGACAAACTCAATATGTCCTTGCTCGACCAGTCGATCCCAAGCGTCCTTACGTTTGAACAAGTCACTACAGATTTGACGGTAAGGTTGTATGTACACTTCCATCTTCTCATCTGCATCTCCCGGCAAGAAGCCCATATCACGACCTTGTACGCTACTGCGAATCACAGTCACCTTGCTAAAAGGGTTGGTACGATCCAGTACTTCTTCCAAGGCTTTGTACAAGGCAATGTATGTCTTACCTGTACCTGCTACACCGTGTAATGCCATGAAGTAGTTAGAGGCTTGATAGGCTTCAAAGAAGTCCATCTGCTTTTCTGTCTTAGGCTTGATGACTGTCATATCATCCAGCTTTAACCTCAAACTGTTATTTACCTTCTCACGAGGTGTCAACTCCTTAGCTGGAATAGCTCGATTCATCTGCTTGCTTGCCATATTCTCCCTTTACTCTTCGTTTACAAACACTAAATGAGGCATCTGACGCACCTGTGGGAACCTCTCAAGGAAGTCCTCACGGGATAGGTCAACACCTACTACGATCTCTGTAAAGGACTCGCCTTCCTTGTTCAGGCGAGCCTTCAGAGTCGTACAAGCAGGGCAGTTCTCCTTGCTGTAGACTACAATCTTCATTTATTCTCCTAGTTATGCGTGACAAGCTACACACTCACCTGAGCTGGCACTGACACCAGCCTTGGTACGGATGTAATACAGACTCAGGATATTCTTATCCTTAAACGCTGCCTTGTGAACAGCACTGATATGTTCCTCTGGGTCTTCAGCACCAAAGAACAGGTTAATAGATTGTCCCTGACAAATATACCGTTGACGGGCAGAAGCCTGCTCAAGGATGATATAAGGATCAATCTCAAACGCTGTCTTGAATACATCCTTCTCTTCATCTGTCATCCATGTAACGTGCTGGATAGAACCATCGTGACTTGCAATCTCAAGCAATGTCTCACGACTGTACACACCTTCACGCTTCATAATCTCCAGCAGCTCAGGAACTACTCGGATGGTTTCTCCACCTGCGCCTTGTTGGACGAATACGTTGCCAATAAATGGTTCAATACCTTGAGATACCCCGCCCATAAGCTGGCTTGTTGACATGGTGGGAGCAACAGCAAGGCGGTGTGTATTTCGGACTCCAAATCCTTTGCAATATACAGGCTCGCCAAGTTGCTCTGCGAGATACCTGCTTGCCTCTGTTGACTTCTTGTTAAGGTCATTGAAAATCTCCACGTTAAGTTTCTGAGCTTGGAAGCTTCCAAAAGGAATCATCTTCTTGTGCAGCAACGAGTGCCAACCAAGAACACCAAGCCCTAGCGCACGGCTCTTTTCAGTTGACGCCAACGCCTTTTCAAAGCCTCTCTTGCCAGCAGCCATCGACAAGAACTCACTAGTAACACAATCAAGAAATACTGTCGCAGTAAATACAGCATCCGTGTCTTTCCACTCATCATACTTCTCCAAGTTCATACTTGCCAAGATACAAGTGAATGTCTCCTCCTCACCACTATGCAGCATGATCTCTGTGCATAGGTTGGAAGCCTTAACATCCAATCCATGAGCTTTGTACATCTCAGGACGAGCATCTGCTACCTTATCGGTAAACAAGAAGTAACCCTTACCTGTGAGCATCTTAAGCTTCAACGCCTTCTGATAACGCTCAATAGCCTCAGGATGTCCTGAGTCCAAAGAGTCCATAAAGTCACTACTGACTGTCCAGCCTACGTTAGCATCATCAGGGTTATTCTTCACCCAATCGGCTAACTCGTGGAAGTCAGGATGGTCAATAGGAAGATAACCTGCCCAAGCCCCTCGCCGTGCAACACCTTGAGTCACACGCTTCATCGCATCCACATAGGTCTGAAAGACTGGTAGAACTCCCGAAGCAGTCCCGCCTGTAGCGATTTGCGACCCACGGGGCCGTATGTCTCCCAAGTAGCCGCTAGTACCGAAGCCATTTTTAGTGAGAACAGCAGTGTCAAGAAGCTCAGCATAAAAGTCAGCAACAGAATCCCCAATATACTGACCACTGCAAGCCACAGGCATACCTTTATTAGTGCCGAGATTAGCCAACGTAGGCGTTGAAGGACTAAGCCAGCCGTTCCAAATAACTTCATAAAACTTACCTTTCCAGTCTGTACCATCTTTAGGAGCATGTTTAGCTGCTGTCTCAGCAATCTGTTCTGCTCGGTTCTTAAAGCTAGTTGAACCTTCCATGTACTTGCTCTTGAACAGTCCCCATCCTCCGGTCTGATACCACTCAGGCAATAGTCCTTCCTTTTGCAGACGTTTACGCTCTGCGCTCAGGAACTCATACTTGTTATCCAATACAGGTGTGCTTACCATGTGAAGTTTCTTTCATTCCATTTACGATTATACTGATTTCCAACCTTAGCGAAGAAATCGTGGATGGTGCTTGAGCTGATACCCAAGTAGAACCATTCGGAGATT